TTTATGTTTTAGTGAAGTAAATTCTTTGGCAAAAGCTGAAGATTCTGGAGAAGGTTCAAAAAGTAAATTAAGCATGGTTGCTTATTCTGGTAAAATTATCAAAGATCATTGGTATTGGGGTGATTTGGCAATTGATACCGATGGTATGGTTCTTTCAGAAAATAATATACCCATTTTGCATGATCATAATACTTCCGAAAAAATTGGTTTTGGAAAATTTGGTGTGAATGAAAAACATGAAGTTATTCCACTTGATTCATCATTTGTGGACACAGATATTGCCCGAGAATTTATTAAATTGTCAAAAGAAGGTTTTCCTTATCAAGCATCTATTCAAGCACGTCCAACTCAAATATTAAAATTAGAAGAAGGAGAAACTTGTGAAGTAAATGGCTTCACGATGACAGGTCCTGGCACAGTCTGGCGAAAGTCAGTATTAAAAGAGTGTTCGGTCACGACATTTGGGGCAGACTCGAACACAAAATCGGTCGCAATGTCCGAAAATGAAGAAGTGGAAGTTGAAATACAAGGGTCGTTTACATTAAATAAGGAGGAAAACAGTATGACGTTAGATGAATTTAAAGCCGCACATCCGGATTTGTATTCTCAGGTTATTGCTGAAGGCAAAGCGGAAGCTGAAACAGCTTTTGCCGCCGTCAGAACTGATCTGGAAAGTAAAATCACGGCATTGACAGCGGAAAAGCAAACTTTGACTTCTCTTAATGCAGAAACGGAAGCTCGTTTACTGAAAGTGGAGAAAGTCATGGCGATCCAGAAAGAGGAAGGTATTAAATCCTCTGCGGAAACCGTCTTTGCGGAAATCATGGTAAAGCATGAAATCCCGGAGCGACTCCGTCCCAAAATTCGCAAACAGATCAGTCATGAATCTTTTGTGAAGGATGAGAAACTGGATGCAGTTGCTTTTTCGGAAGCCATTGAGACTGAATTGAAAGATTGGATTACCACTGAAGGAACTTCAGAGCCGTCCATTCTGGGAATGTCTTTCACAAAGGCTGCCCCGCAGGATAACGCGGATTCGATTGTTACCCGTATGCTGAAGCATGTGGGACAGGAAGTTAAACATTAAAATTTGATTGTTTTAAGTGAAAGATATTAATTTAATTAAGGAGGAGAAAGTATGAATACACCCAGTATGACAGGTATTCGTAGTTCCGTTCCTCAGATGAATCGTTACCCTGAAGGGGCTGGCATCAAAGCATTGTTTCATTCGGTAAGAGACATTGCTTTGATCATTGATAAGACCGTTCAGGCGGGTTATGGTTATCTGAAAGCAGGAACTGTGATGGCCGTTAATTTGTCGGATGCAGGAGGAAAAGGAAAACTTGTTCCTTATGTTCCGATCAGCACCTCGGTGGTTTTGGGGGAAGTTTCGGCAATCGGCGTTGCTGCAATCGTAAAAGATTGTGCTTCCGGTCATGTTTATGTGTCCATTGAAGATTCTTACATGTTTGAAATTGGTGATGATCTTATTTTGGACAATGATAGTGACGAAGGCCCGGTCATTGCCGCAGCTATTACGGCAATTGATCGTACCACTTCCACAATCTATGCCGATATTACGACTACAGCATTTTCGCATGGTAACTTTACGGTTGCTAAAAAATCGTATGTTCATGTGAAAGCAGGCGCTGATGGTGAATACACCACAGCCGCTTATGTGCTGGATAAAGACGTTGATACCGGTTATGGTTCAGAAGCGTTGGGAGCCCTTACTTCGGTAGTGGTCTCGAATTGTGTTCTTTATAAGAACTCCATGTACAACCTCACGGCAGCCGCTATTGCTTCTTTGGGTGTTGAAGATGGACGTTTCTTCATTATGAAATAAGGGGGAGGTTACTATGAAAGGATCTCAAGGTATTCCGGCACTTCAGCTTATTGTATTGAATAAGTTGATCTCTGCTTTTGTGCGGCCTCCCAGCAATTTCTTCTCAAATCTGTTTCCGACAGCCCAGTATGATTCGGATACGATTGAATGGGAAATTGAATATGGTTCGGGAGGCATGACACCGTTTGTGGCTCCGGGCTCCGTTGCTCCTGCAATTGGTATTGATGGACTCGGTGGAGCTTCCGCAAAGGCCGCTTTCTGGAAAGAAAAAATGTATTTTGACGAGGAGTTTTTGAACAACTTGCGTGAACCTGGTACCGTTGCTACTTACAATAAAGCAGAACGCCAGCTTTCCCGTGGTGCCCAGAAACTCAAATATCGTTGTGATCGTCGGCGTGAATGGATGGTTGCAAAAATGTTGATTGACGGAGCTTTGTCTTACCAGGTTTCTGGTGGTCTTAAATTCTCCGTCAGTTATGGCATTCCGACCAGTCATTTGATTACGTTGGAAGATGCCCGTAATTGGAAAGACGGTGCTTCTCGCAATGCTGTGGAAGATATTTTTGATGCCAAACAGACATTGGCCGATGATGCGATGGTAAAACCGAATTACGCTATCTGCAATTCCCAGATGCTGAAAGTCCTGCTGTTCGATACGAATATTCAGGCACTTTTGAAGAAAAGCGATTTCGGTAATGGTGATTTGTTCACCAATCCAGCAATGGTTATCGGAACTCTGTTGGGTGTTGGTACTCTCATGCTGTATGATGAACTTTATGAAGTTCAGGCATGGCTGACCACAACTACAGCTTCCGGTACCACGATTTATCTGGATGATGTATCTGACTTTGAAGTTGGTGGTAAAGCTCGTTTCGTAAATATGGTTGAATACAATACTTACGAAGATGAAGTGATTACTGCTGTTGATAAAGTCAATGGTACCATCACAGTTGGCCAGGCTCCTACTGCTACTTTTGTTGGCGGCAGGGATAAAGTCATTATGCGGAAAAAGTTCATTCAGGATAACGAATTTTTGATGTTTGCAGATTCCCAGAACGGTACCAAGATTGCCGAGTTTATGGAAGCTCCTTATGGCAATTCAAGACGTTGGGGATTCTATGCAGACACCAAAGATGAATGGGATCCTGAAGGAATTTGGCTGCGTGTTCAGGATAAAGGTTTGCCGGTTCTTTATTATCCTGATACCACATACAAGATCACCGCTTTTGATCTTGATGAATATTAATCAATAACCGGGAGGCTGTTCAATCATGAAAGTTGAATTACTTGTTAATTTAAAAGTAGAAAGCGGCAAGATAATTTCGGCGGGTACAATTTTCACCGATCCTATTCCGGAATTTATCATGAAAAGAGTCCGTCGGGGAATGGCCAAGATCATTGATCAACGGCCAGCCCCCGAAAGGGCTGAACCAGTAATTGAAACTCCGGTAATTGAAACTCCTGTAGTTGAGGAGCCTGTAGAAAAAGCCCCTGAAGAGGTAAAAGAAGAATCTTCAGAAAAACCAGCGGAACCGTCAGTAGCAGAACCAGCGGAACCAAAGGCAGTTCGTAAACCATCGAAGATCAAAATGAAGAAAAAAGTTCGTTAAAGAGGTAAATGGACATGGATTTAAATGATGCAGATGATTTAACAGATTATTTGAAAATTCAATTAAGTTCATTGTCCAGTTTGATTACTGCTGATGGTTATGAACTTGTTTGTGATCAGGCTATTTCAGAGTTGGGGTGGTCATATCCTTTGACCATCCCAACTAAAGTCTCTTGGGCCATTAAACGAGCCACAAGACATGCAATTTATTTATTGCTTTTAGCTTCAGCCTATAAATTCAAATATAAGCAAATTAATCTTCAGCATCGTTTTGATCATTTTAAAAGTCTCATTGATGAAATGGATAAAGAGTTTACAGAAGCGTTGACTACTGATACCGCTTTGTTTGCTGGAGTTGACTCTTATAAAATGTTTGGAACAAAAATTGATGCGGGATTTGCTTATGATTCCGTAGGAAATGATGTTACTTACAATGTGGATAGATTGGTTAATTTTGCACCACTTGAGGAATAAAAAATGTTGTCAGGTCTTGGTCCGGATATTGAAGAGGTCTATGCCGAACTTGGAACCGAGATTGTTATTGTTAATCGCACTCCCCAGGTTTCAGAGAGAATCCTCTATGAAATAAATGCTCAAGGAACAAAACCATTTATTCGTGAGCATCATCTTGATTGTACTTTTCCTTATAATACTTCTTTAGTTGTCGGTGACGTTGTTTACATGCCCAAAACAGGTCGTTACCATATGGTAATGAACTTGACTTCTGAATTATTTGAAGATGAACCTGTAGAAGTCAATGGTGTTATTTATTTATGTAATCTTCCATTGACCGCTAGAATTTTGAGACCTGCAGAAATTCGAGATGCCCAATCTTATGACATGATTTCTGGTTGGTCTGTTCTTGTTGATGCCCCCGTATATGGTCTTATTACAGATCGTATTTTTGGGTCTCAATTGGATGAATTAGTTATTGTTGGGCAAACTCAAATTTGGAGAATTGACTTATATCTTCCAAAAAGATATAATTTGGAGCCATTAGATAGAGTGGTTATTTCTGATACTGAATATTATAAAATAGAAGCAATTGAAGCTTATAATTTTCCAGGAGCAGTTGTAGCTACTTTGGTTGAAGATAACAGACCGATGCATGATGTTATTTTTGATGATGAGGTTTATGATGATTAGCATTAGTTTTGCCAAAAATGATATGGGCATTATTTTAACAGCTATCGGTAAACTTAAAACGGAACTGAATGCTAATTTTCCTTTATTGACAAGGGAAGCGGCAGAAGAACTGGTTAATAAATTAAGAGAAAATATTGTCACCCAAGTATTTGGTGATTTTGGAGAAGAACATAATAAAAAATGGGCCGCTCATAAAGCAGTTGTGAATAAACATCCTGGAGAATACTGGATATATACCGGTTTGTTAATGAAGCAGATTAATTTTAGACAAATCGGTAAAGGAAAATATTGGGTAGGCATTGACAGAGTTCCCGGAGATAATAATCCTGCTGAATACGGTCCTATTCTTGAAGAAAAGAGACCATTGTTTCATAATACGGTAGAAGATTATATGCCTACATGGAATGCTTATGTAGTTAGCAGATTCAAAAAAATGAAACAGGATTGGAAATGAATATTTTAGCCAAAGAGAAAAATGTAAAATCTTCTTTAAAAAAGTATTTTATTGATGCTTTAGGAGAAAATATTACTTTCGATATATCATTGAAAGAACCTAATATTCGGAAAGTAGGATCGAATGTGGTTAAACAATGGTATAACATTTCTTTTGGCCAATTTGGGAGAAATGCTTTAGCTGACTATACTTTTGAAATATTTTGCTTGTCACGACAGGATTCCGAAGGAATCCAGCTATCTTTGATGACAGATGTATTGTTCAATTTGCTTGTTGATTCATCAAAAACAGATGGGATGAGAAGAATCCCTCTTTACAATACAGAAGAAACCCCTTGGGAGTTATTAGGGGCAATGGTTGTTCAAGAAATTGGAGATAATGTGCCTTTTCAATTACCAAGAGATGAAATAAAGGTGAAAATATATTCGGTGAGGTTGAGATGGGGATTAGCATTGTAAAGAAACAAACATCATTTGTGGTATGTGAAAAGTGCGGTAAAAAACTCATCGAAAGAAAAGCAAATGGGATTTTTCATTTTGTGTTTGGGAAATCAGGAGAAAATAATTCAACTGCCCCGGTTGATTTATATATACAAGGCAATTTGAAAATTAAGTGTCTCAGGAGGTCTTGTGGTCATTGGCAGGTATTAACATATTTACCAAATGTATTTCAATCAAGTGAAAATCTTGAAGCTTCAGACTGTGAAAAAAAGAAAAATTAAATTAAGGAGGTTATTTTTATGGCATTAACAAGAACAGGTCCCTTGACTAAAAATCCGCAAGCGGTTGCTCTTGGGTTAGCCCAGATCAGAGTAGGTGCGGCGGCAGCAAATATTTCATTTGCTACTCCGAAACTACTGGCTGCCGCTTCTATCGGTGCTTTAGCTAATACCAAATTTAATGGAAAGACTGATTATTGGAAACTTGAATCAGGATTCCCGCTTCTTGAAGATTATACATTGCCTATTCGTGAAGCATGTTCTCTTGAATGCGGGTTTAAAGAAGTTACGGTAGCTAATTTATCATTGGCTCGTGGTATTGATCCAGCAGATTTGGATGAATACGATGTTAGCATTGCTCTTGGTGGGTTAGTTGCCCCTGATTATGTGAGAATGGAGGCTGTTTATACATTCCCTGACAATCAGTCCCAGATGGTAATCATTTTCCCCAGAGCAAATGTTGTAAGTTCAATGGAAATTGATTTGAAAACAGAGGATGCAGCTGTTATTCCTATTACGTTTGAAGCAAAACGTGGTGATTCAGGAGTATCTGGTGGTGATGCAGCGTGGGATTCTATGCCATTAGGAACCATTGTATTTTTAACTGGAGATGATATGGTATAGTTTCAAACAATTTAATAAATTCACTCTCCCCGTGGTTGGATTCCACGGGGAGAATCTTCTTTAAGGAGAAATGTTATGACCGATCAATTAAATCCTGATATTAAGGAAATTACTTATGGAAAACGCACTTTTAAAAAAATCATCATTTATCCTCTTTCTATTGGTGATCAATTCAAAGTAACAGACCTTATTACCGAGTTTATCAAAAGACTTGTCGAAGTTCAGCAAAAAGGGGTAACGAATGAATTTGCTCTTGTTACCGCAGCCATTAAAATCCTTGAAGAAAATATAATTAAGATTCTTTCTTTGGTTGCGGATGCAACAGAGGAAGAATGTGAGGATATTGTCAACAATATGACAAATACTCAATTAATGGATGTGGTAGAAATTATTTGGACAGTTAATTATGAGCCTGCCATAAAAAAAGGCAGGAGCCTGTTCGAGAAGGGCAAGAGTATATTCAGTTCCCAGAACTCGTCTCCGGATTCCTCCGATTCTTCCCTCAGTACAGGCTCGAAGATGTTTACAGAAGAAGCTATAAAAACGGAGGAATAGCTCTTTCTCAATTAATGTTGCTTTATGAACATGCAATGGAAGAAAAGATCCGAGAGATGAAATTTTCGGCAATATTGCATGGAGCAGATCCAAAAGATTTAGAAGATAAAAAAATCACGGATGTGAAAAGAAAGGAAAATTTGATTTTTGGTGATCCAAAAGATTATGATCAAATGGATGAAAAAAGCAAGAAAGAGCTTTCTGATAAAATGAGAGCCAAATTTATGAAGTGGGCACAGGTGAAATAAAATGGCAGATGATTCCAGTAATTTAGGGTTAGGAATTCTTTTAAAGGTAGAAGATGCCGGTGCTTTAGCGGCATTAGCTCGTTTGGAAGCAAAATTAAACTCCCTTGTTACTTCAATGAATAAGGTGACTTCTTCCTTTAATAAATTTGCAGAAGATCAAACAAAATCTCAAACTAAAGTTACTGAATCTTTGGATAAATCAGCAAAGGCAATGGGAGATGTTGCCACTAATGTTAATAAACTATCATCAAGCACAAAAAAATCTACCGAAGGTTTAGCAGAAGCTACTAAAAAAGCAACCATAGCCAATCAGGCTTTGGGCATTTCTTATAAAGATGCGGCTAAACAAATGGTAGGTTTAGGTGTTGATCAAAAAGCTGCTCTTTATTCCAGCATGAAATCCAAGGAAATGTTTAGTGCCGTTACAAGTGAATTAAAGAAATTTAAAACGGCTTCTTATGAATCAAGATCGGCCATTGTTGATATGGCCAAATCTTCTGATAATAATGTTATTCGTTTTAAACAATTAACTGGTGCTTTGGAAAAAGTTGAAAAAAGTGTTTTGCAAACAAAAGACAGCATGCTTAAAATGGGGAAAACCCAAACAGAAGTAAATGCTTTTGCAAAAGGAGTGGATAGAGTTGCCGCATCAACTGCTTTTTTAAATGGAGAATTATACAAAACAGGAAATGTTTTATTAAGTTCTTCAAAATCTTTTGTTGGGCTATCCAAAGAAACAGAAATACTTGCTACAAAATATGCCAATTTACTTAATTCTAATACTTCTTATGCCAAACAAGCTTCGGAAGTTATCGAAAAATCAAAGACAAGTACGGAAGGATTTAGATTATTAGGAGCCCAATTAGCTAATATAGAAAAAGCTTGGAAAGAAAATGTTGCCCAAATGAAAGCTTGGAATACTGCTGTAACAAAAGCAGGAACAGGTTCTCAAACTACCGTTGCCTATATTGAAAATTTAAATAAACAGATTTCAAGCGGTACTCTTGGTTATAAAGAAGCCACTACTCAATTAAAAGAACATTTGGAAACCGTTTCAAAAACAGGTCCTGCAGTAGGAAAATTAGGGCAATTTGTTTCTGGTTTGCATGCTAAATTTACAGGAATGGCTTCCACCATTACAAGCACATCGGGATATTTTTATGATATGGGCAGAGCCCTTGTTAGTATGGCCACGTGGATTCCCGCTGCCATAATAGTCAGTTCTTTAACCACATCAATAACTGAAGCCATTGCTTCAGTGGCAGATTTTAATCAAGCATTGAAAAATTTACAGGCTATTTCAGGTGGTACTGATGCAGAAATAAAATTGTTAGGAGATGCTATTTTAAAAATTTCTGAAACCACAAAATATTCTGCAAGTGAAATATCAAAAGGCGCCGTTTATATTGCACAGGCAGGTTTTACTGCTGCTGAATCTTTGGCTGTTATTGAAGCAGCCTCTCTTGGTGCTCAAGGTACTTTAGAACCATTAACCACAGCCGCAGATTTGCTTACCACTGTTATTCGATCATTTCAATTGGAAGCTTCTGAAGCTTCTACTATAATGGATGCTTTGGCAGTTGCCGCAAATGGATCTAAAACTAATTTGGAAGGCATGAGAACTGTTTTTAATTATATTGGCCCTTCTGCAAAAGCTGCTGGAGCCAGTCTAAATGAAACATTGGGAGCTGTAATGGCTCTTTCAAATGCTGGTATCAAAATGTCTACGGTAGGCACCAGTTTAAGACAAATTTTTATTGGTTTAGAAAAACCAAGCAAAAGTTTAAGAACGGCTTTATCTGCTGCAGGATTGACAATTGATGATCTTGATATAAAAAGCAAAGGATTAGTAAAAGTCCTTGAAAATTTAAACACGGTTGTTAAAGGCGATCTTTCTAACGCAACTGCTTTCTTTAATGTTCGTGCAAATAACTCTGTATTGGTATTATCTTCTTTACATAAATATGTATCTTTGTTGATAGATTCTACCAAAAGATATGGCGTAGCTCAAACAATGGCTGCTACACAATTGGATACAATAACTGGTAAAATGTCCATATTATCCAATAGATTTAAATCCATGCTTATTACTTTTTCAGAAGGTGGTATTACTGAAATTTTTAAAAATTTTATATCTGCCATAACAAAAGTGGTGGATTTATTGAATTATTCTTTTAATAATGCTTTGGTAAAAACAATTGTGCAAATAACCGCTTTAGGAGCGGTAGTTGTTGCTTTATATACCGTATTTCAAAAATTGACCATTCTTATTACATTGACTTCTTTTTGGAAAGCTTTAACTGCCGCTATTGAGCTTAATACCGCGGCAACTGTTGTTAATACTTTGGCACAAACGGGATTACTTGGCATACTTGCTAAAGTGAGAGTGGCTTTATCGTCTTTATTGACAATTATAAGATCAACTAATCCTTGGGTATTGTTTGCCACTGTTGTCGCAATGGTAGGTGGTTATCTTTATAATACAAAGAAAGGAGCAGATAATTTAAAAGCTGCTTTACAACAAGATGCCATTGTTGCTAATAATGCAGCTACATCTGCTGAAAGTCTTGCTGAAAAATTACGAAATTTGCAAAAAGATCAAGATAAAGGCATAAACACCACCGAAAATTATTATACTGTAATGCAACAAGTTGGTGAATTATATCCTGATATTATTGATAATATGGAGAAACTTAAAGGAAATTATGAAGCCCAAGCTAAATTACTTGATAATCAGGTTATTGAATCTAAGGAAGTGGTTCTTGCCAAAGTAAATGAATTAAATGCTTTGAATAATGCTAAATTTGCTTATGCAGAAGGATATGAATCTCAATTAAAATATTCATTAGGTACTAAATTAATTTCTGCTGGAACGGTATTATTAAATAATCGTCTTGGTGAATTTGGAATTGCCTTACGTTCTGCGGGAAATTATTTAGTGGAATCTTCTGGTAAAATGGATGATATGGGCATGAGTTTTGAAGCAGGGCAAAAAGCAATGGGAAGAACAATTTCCGCTGCGGAAGAAATGGGTTCTGCTATAGGTTTGTTGGATAAAAAAGAACAGGAGTTGGTATTATCTCAATTACAAGGAACCGAAAAATATAAAGATTTGGTAAAAAGTAAAGTTGCTGTATCAAATGCTTTTAAAGAAGGAATGGTGGCTAATAATAAAGAAATGGCGGCAGCCGAAACTTATTTGTTAAGTACGTTAAGTGAAAATTGGAGAAAATATTATGAAGAACAATCTCCTACAAATAAAACATGGTTATTGGATGCATTTAAGAAAGCTAATGATGAAAAATTAAAAGCTGAGCAAAACTTTTTAAAATCAAAAGAAGATGCTGCAAAAGATTCAGAAGGTTTACGATTGGCTGGAGAAACAGCTTTTAATGAAGCCATGAAAGAAAAAATGGAACAAAGAATAAAAATGTTTGAGAAGGAGGAAAATGCTCTTAAAAAATCTACTCAAGATAAATTAAAAATTTTAAAGAAGGGTTTAGAATCTCAACTTTCATTTTTAGATATGGAAGAAGAAGCTTTAATAGCAATGGCTAGAAAGCGAGAAGAAACCACTGAATCTGCTGAAGAAGCCGAACTTCAGGTAAGAGAAGAAATGGCTCAAAAGAAAATAAATGTATTGGAAGAAAGTTCTGAAAAAGAAATAGACATAATTAATCAGGGGTATGAAGCCAGAAAAAATTTGATTGATAAAGAATCTTTGTATTTGGAAGAATCTGATGGAAAGAAACAGCAATATTTTGAAGCGGAAAAAGATAGATCAGAACAATTGATTGAAGTTTATGAAAAACAAAAGACTGTTTACGAAAGTTTGGCATCTAAAGAATTGGCGGCTATGTCCAAAGCAGAATCCGCCATTAAAAGTTATGCCTCCAAAATAAAAGCAATAGATAAAGAATTAGCCAGTAGTGCCATGGATATAGCCAGTATGAGAGCATCGGCCAATAAATTAACCATGGACAGTAATCAACAAATGGCAGCCGATGCAAAAATGCAATCAGATTTAATGTCAGAAGGTTATCGGCAAATGTATGCTGGTAATTATGACACTGCCAAGAGCTATTTTGATAAAGCTAAAGGTTTGATTGAATCATTATCGGTAACATCTTCGGATGTTTTTGATAAAGAAAAAACTGATGCCAAAGCTACTCAAAAATTAAGATTGGGATTGATTGATGATTATGAAACTGCATTACAAAAACTTGCTGATACTCAAAAATCGGCGGATGCTGCCGCCAAACAAAAAGAAGAAGATACATGGAATGCCAGAAAAAAGAATTATGATGATTTTGTCACCAAGGCAAAAGAAGTTGATGACTTATTGAAAAAACAAATGGTGGTTAATATAGACACTACCGCAGCTTTGGATAAACTAAAAGCAATTGATACGGAAATAAAAAAAGGAGCTGAATTTGTTATTAAATTTATGGCAGAAGCTTCTCCTAAAGATACATTAGATAAAGTTTTTC